TGCCATCACCGCCTCCGACGCCTGCGACGTCCATGGACGCCTCTGATTCTACCCTTGTTCGCGCTCGCGTAGAACACTCGAGTTCCCTTCTTTTTGCCATACGACTTGCGCATGGCTCTCATTATCTTTCGGCCTTTCTTCGTAAGAGGCATCTTGGCCTCATGCGTTGGGAACAAGTCCTGTCGTTGGGTTCATTCCCTGGTTAATTTCAGCCGGAACGCTGCTCCCACCCCCGAGAGGTGCACCTCCAGGCGAGGAGGCCCCAGGAGCAGAAGCAGCGCTGTTAGCACCTTGTTGGCCGCCAGGCCCAAGGGTGCCCATTGCCTGTCCAAGCTGGACAGTTTGTTGCATTCGCTGTGCAGCAGTCTCCATTTCTTCAGGAGTCATCTGTAAATCATCAGGATTTATGTTCAACTTAGTCATAATTGTCGTTAGGGCTCGGTCAGGGCTGAATTTTGCCATAAAAGCCTGGAAAAGCATAGGATTAAGCTGAACTGCTTGCATCATTGACATGAATTTTTGGAAATCGAGGGCCTTAGCCATCGTTGCTGACAGACCAAAGGTCCGAAACTGTGTTTTTCCACCGAAAAGAGCGAATCTTTCCTCTGGAGAAGCCCGCATAATGATGTTTGCGACGGCTCTATTAGTGACGGAAGTCATCATCTTAGGAGAAAATTCGTCTGCATTTTGCAGAACGTTCATCCAGGCCAAGTAAAGCACTCTGTCAACGACTTTTCGCTCCAAATCAGCCGTTAAACCGTCCAGAGTAATGGCCTGGCTGTTAGAACTCTCCACAACCTCAGTTGCACGAACCTGTTTGCTTGGCAGAGAGCCCAGTTTTAGCTCGTTTGTGTAAACTGCTGCATTGTACTCACGATCTAGGGCCTCGTAAATCTGCATTGCGTCTTGAGGAACATCGCCGGTGGCGCAGAGTTCGACCACTTTAGCTTGGTGAGGAAGGGTTTGTTTAACCGCAAGGGTCATTCCCTGCTTTAAACCACCGGCGACTTGCCCTGGGTCTTCGAGATCTTCAAGGCGGATTTGTCTAGTACCCCAAACGGCAGCCATTCCACCATCAAGTATAAGGTTAAATAGCTCGTTTTGGGCCAAGTTAAGAGCAACTGCATCATCGAAAAGAGCCTTTCCCCACACGGACCATGGAATTCTGACCAGAGGCTCAGCTACGAAGGGGCTTTCTTGGTGCCAGAAGGGGTTCGGCTCGGGCTTTCTAATGAGGAAACGCTTGTTCGCGATCGTGCAGACGCAGTTTCGGTGAGCCACGGACCCGTCGGATTTGAGTAGAGTACCCCAGAATTCGTCAAGGACGACCCTCTTTCGGAAGCTTGGGAAGGTAAACTCGCTTTGGTTCTTGTCTCCCTCGCTCCTCTCCTCATCCTCCGGCATCGTATAGTCGGTCCCAAGAAGTTGGTTGACCACCTCCTTGTCATAGATTCCTTGCTCAGCCGAATCCAGAACTTCATGCAAGTCCCTTTCGACGCTGTGGATTTCGTAAAGTCCTGCTCCAGTGGGATCGGGGTAGTAATCCTCAGGTTTGACCAAGTCCACTCGAAGCTTCCAAGTGTCTTCCTCCTCCATCTCCAGAGTGTCCTCCTTATCACCCTGGCCACGAACAAAGCCGAACTTGCGAGTAGGAGCAAGGCCACCATGAACCTTCAGAATAATAAGACTGTTCAACAAAGCCAGCTTGATGCCGTCAGCCAAGACGATGGGAAACGTGTTCGACTTGTTGTTACTCTCCCACAGATCGTTTAAAAAGTTGTTCAAAACGGAGCGCAGTTGCGCTCCGCTTATGAGCTTGGAAAGCTCATAGTCGACTTCGATGGAGTAGTAGTCACCAAACTTAATTAGGCCGCGCTTTATGAAGTTGCCCATCATCTCGACGGAGACGCTGGTCTTGGGAATAAACTCCGTAGACTGGCCATCTTGCTTGTAAGACCAATCCTGCTTACCTAGGTAAGCATCCATGTTGCGATCGTTCTTGCGAAGACGATTTTGCTTAGCGTCCCAAGATTCATCTCGGCAACGAAGGACTTCAGCAATTACAGATAGTGACTCAGAGTCATGTTGCCAAACAGGCTCATCATTGACATTTGTGATGCCACTGCCACGCATGTTGGCGCCATTGGCAGTACTAGGTGATTTTGGCCGTGCCATACCTAGGTCCTGGTAATCTTGCGCGCCTCCGCAGGTTCAATTCCTGCACACATGATATGTGAATACCCATACAGATTTCTGAGTGCGCTTGCAACGCGAAGCCGCAGTGACGACACCTACGCTCGACGGGAAGATTATGTGGCGTTCTAACTCCTGACCGGACGACCTCCTGGACCGAAGGCGACGAGACGGTTCGCGCCTGGGGCGGGAGCCCCGATGGGGGCGATGTTAGTGAACCTGTAGCCTGGCTGAGGGATGACAGAGCCTGAGAAAGCTCTGGAATTGTCATTCGGCGGTCGGACTGGTTCTTCATAGCTCAACCAATATCCCAGTGCGTCAGACCAATGTGTTCGACGGAAATAAGGGTCCTTTCTGTTACGAACCTTCTTAATACCTCCTTTTTCATCTCTAAGCACTCCTTCGAGATCGGTGATAGTTTCCCGACAAGACGGATCGATTTGTATGCGGATAGTTCCACGCTCATCTTTACATAGTCGATTGACTGCGTTGATACGGTCTGGAACTCTTGGATTACTCTCAGGAATTCGTAACACGACGGAAAGCCTAAGACGACGCATCTCTTGCAGTATGACCCAGTAATCTGTCTTGCCCGTCTGAGTAGCTCTTCGCTCACTCGTCGCATCTCCATAGACCCAAATCTCCGAGTTGTGTCCACGGTAAAAGTTTGCGAACATATCGCACATGTCAGGGATTGAAGCATCTTCGATCGTTAGCTCCTTGAGGATTCGGTAGATTCCATTGTCTACTTGTCCCACAACGGAGGCCATTGGTTCGACGTTGAAGTCCCAACACCAGCACAAAGCTCTGTAGGGAGAGTAGTATGACTCTTGTTCGTTGACATGAAACAGTCGATTGAAAGCTGGGTACGCGCGAGCGCCACCAATTCCAGGTAGCCACTCACCTTCCATGCGGATGCGACGGGAAGTTGAACCTTCAGGGTAGATTGATTCAAGACGTGCTAGTTCGTTTCGATCAATTCCAGGATTGTCGTAAATGGAGGCGCCAAAGACTTCTGCGTGTGGCAGTTTTCCTTCTAACCAAGGATTGATGATTTTTGGAAAGACCCAACTAATGGTGTTTGCTTGGCCCTCGGGCGGAAGGATAGTAGCCGTGCAGAAGAACTTGAGTGGGCGAGCACCCACACGAATGGCTGCCTCCTCGTAAATGTCCCAGGGGTGCTCTTCATCCATGTGGAACCAGTCTTTCTCAGACCCCTGATACTTGCGACGACCAGAATCGGCGGATTTGAACCCGATAAGACTGCCATTCTTAAGCTTGAGAATCTGGTCATCTTGACGCCACTGTTCTATCTCGTGCTGTGGAATGAAAGGAGCCGAGCGCTGTCCAGGGGGAACAAAGCCGTTATCGAAATACTTCGGTTGGATGACGTCGCGGGAAGTTGGAAAGTCCAGAGCCGAAACCCATCCAGAGGTCGACCTGTCTCTGACCTGAATGGACTGGGCTGTGCCGTTAGCATTAGTTTGCACTCGAGTGTGCTCAGATCCAAATCTGGCCAGTGTTGCTCCAATGTAAGCGCCTGCATCAGACTTACCGGATCTGTTGGCGGCGATGAACCAATTTTCTTTTGCACGGCCATACAGTGTGCTCTCCACAAAGTCGCGCTGCTTGGGGTGCAGTGTATATTGCAGAAGTGGATCCTGGCGACGCCGAGAAGAAATCTCGTTGGTCAACGCAAGGAGCTGTTCTTTATCTGAGCGGTCCATAAGCTAATGAAAGACACAATTTTCCTAGGAAATCAATTGGCAAAACGGTTTGATTGCGTACCGTTCATGATTGTGTCATAATTGGGTGTTTTACACATCAACATGGGGAATGTAAAAATGCTTGACTGTAAGCCCTCATATGGTCCTCAGACAGCAGCAGCACAAGCAGTCTTTTCATATAAATATGCACAGAAGGGAGAGAGTTGGAGAGATGTCTGCAATCGCGTGGCAAGTGTCCTTGCCGACAGTGACCCGCACTATCGTAATTTCAGACAGATCCTCCTGGAAGGTAGGTTTTCCCCTGCCGGTCGAATACTCACGGGACTTGGAACGACCAAGCGAGTTACACCTTACAACTGTTTCGTTAGTGGTCCTATCGAAGACAGTCTTAATGGACCGGGAAGCATTATGGATCGCCTCCAACAAGCTGCAGAAACACTTAGAAGAGGTGGGGGAATAGGGTATGACTTTTCAACTATTCGTCCGCGCGGAGACAGAGTCCGCAGTCTGGATAGTCGGGCGTCAGGGCCTGTTTCGTATATTGAGGTTTTCGATGCGATGGCTGCGACGATCTCCTCTACTGGAGAACGGAGAGGTGCTCAAATGGGTGTCCTCCGTGTGGATCATCCAGACATCGAAGAGTACATTCACGCTAAGCAGAACTCAAACCGCCTTAACACCTTTAATCTCAGCATTGCAATCACAGATGAATTTCTCGAGGCAGTTCAAGAAGGACGAACCTTTACCCTCCGTTTTGATGGGAGACAATACCGGACAATTGATGCCAGAATTCTATGGGAGACAATCATGCGGTCCACATGGGACTGGGCCGAACCAGGAGTCATCTTCATAGACAAGGTGAACCAATGGAACAACCTAAAGTACTGCGAGACTATCTCGACCTCGAACCCGTGCAGCGAACAGCCGCTGCCCCCATTTGGAGCGTGCCTGTTAGGGAGCTTCAACCTAGTGAAGTACCTGATGCCGGGTGGGCCAGAGCGGAGGTGGATACTAGACCTCCACTCGCTTGCGGAGGATGTTGGTCCTGTTGTGCGCGCGATGGACAATGTTGTGGATGTTGCTGTCTATCCGCTGTCAGAACAGAAACAGGCTGCTGTTTCAACCCGGCGCATGGGCATAGGAGTCATGGGAGTAGCCAATGCGATTGAGGCCTGTGGTTTTCCGTACGGCTCAGACGAATTTGTCACTCTCTTGGAGGACGCTCTGGCAGTCATCAAAAACGAGGCTTATTTGGCGAGTGCTAATCTGGCCAAGGAAAAGGGATCATTCCCTCTGTTTGATAGAGACAAATACATGGATAGTCAGTTCGTTAGCGGACTCCGTTGCGACGTCAGGAAAGCTATTAGCAACTACGGAATTAGGAATAGCCACCTTACGTCAATTGCCCCGACAGGAACTATTAGCTTCTGTCACGATAACATATCGTCTGGGATCGAGCCCGTTTTCAGTACGCGTGGCAAACGCCTTGTACAGATGCCAGAAGGGCCGGTGAGCTTTGATACAGAGGACTATGGTGCAAAGTATCTGGGAGTGGATCCTAAGACGAGTGCAGAGGTTAGTGCTTCGGATCATGTGGCTGTACTGGCCGCTGCTCAGCGACATGTGGACAGTGCTGTTTCGAAGACGTGCAACGTCCCGAGTAGTATGGCGTGGAGAGATTTCCAAAGCATCTACTTCCACGCATT